ACCGAAAAGAACGAGCTTCTGGCCCGTGGTGAAGGCAGAGGACATGGCCTGGTTGACACTGTAGGGCTGGCCGAGCAGCGTGCCAGGTGCGCCCGTGCGAATGTCGCCCATCGACCACAGATACATGCCATCGCCATCCTTGAACTTGCGGATGGAAGCAAGAACCGCGTCATTGAACATGAAGCGGGCCTTGGGCGATGCGCGGTAGGCCGGATCAACCGAATGGAACAGGTCGATCACCTCATCAGCGGTGAAGGCCGTGGTCAGCGCCGCAGTCTTACCAGCGGTCGAAGCGGTAACGATGCCGTTCGGATCGCCAGTGCCATCGCCAGTCGTCAGTTCAGTGTTGACACGGCGGGCAACGCGCTCACCAAGCAGTTCACCGATAAACTGTTCGATATTGACGTTGCTGTCCTGAAGCAGTTCCATCGACACCTGCACCCACGAAGTATCGTAGGCATAGGCGTTCAGCGTGGTCTTGCCGAAGGTGGCATCCTTGCTGCCGTCATCGGTCATTGCTGTTGCTTCAGTGTGCTGCGAAATCGTGACAGAGGTGTCATCAACGGTCGGGAAGTCCAGCGGATTGCCCGAAGCGGTATTGATAACGGTCGTGATCGCTTCGTCATACATCGGACCCCACATCTTGAGGGTCTTGTCGATGGTAGCGGCCAGATCGGTCGGGACGGTATAGCCGCCCGCCGTGGTCGTTCCGGCAGTCTGCGCGCGAAATTCAGTCACGCCAGCCTTGATAACCGAACGGGCCTCGGGCGAGATTTCCTGTGGGTTGAAGCCGCTGCGCACCAGTTCAATGAACGCATCGCGGTATTCCATGGGCTTCGGATCATCCGAACCACGGGCCTCGCCTTCCATATTCGGGCGGCGAGCGGCGCGGGCCTCTTCGGCGCGGGCTTCGGCAGCGGCAAGGCGTTCCTCGCGTTCAATGTTCTTTTCCAGCTTGTCGAAGTCGGCCATGATGGCATCGTGACGGGCTTCGAGTTCATCCGAACGGGATTCATCGGTATTCGACTTGATTTCGTCGAGGGCTTCACGGGCCTGAGTGACAAGGCGACCGCGCTGCTCCTGAAGGGCAGTGAGAGACATGTTCTTACCTCATAAAAAAACCCGCCGGGATGGCGGGCCTGCAGTGCGGGAATTAAGCTCTCGCGGGCCTCCGGCGGTCGCCGGGAAACTTCAAATCTTACGAAACTTCTGCTCCTGTTCCGCCTTGCGCAAAGCGTAGAGGTCGCGGGCTTTCTTCGCATCGCGCTGCTCTGCCTCCCGTTGCGCTGCTGTCTTGGCTTCCTCGCGCGAACGCAGGGCAATCTCGGTCTGCGGATATGCGCCGCGATTGACGACCGAAACGTCGAATAGCATCACGTCCTTGATCGTGCGGGTATCCATGCCGTCGACCGGCGTATCCCACTCCTGATCCAGAGCGCGGAATGCGAATGACATTTGATCCAGCATCTTTGACCGCATCTTGGGGATGATGCGCTGCACATCAGGATCGGTGGAATCGAGAACCGCCCGCATATGCAGGCCGTGCGAATCCTCGGTCAAAGTCAGGTTGCCGGCGGTAGATCGGGCAATTGGCAAGCCGCCGTGATTAATCAGAAATTCGACATCATCGCGGCGGGCGAGGGCGGAACGAAATGCGCCGGGGGCTATAATCTCGTTAAACACATCACCCATATTAGTCGGATGGTTGAATACCGCCGCATATCCTTCGACCACCACGGTTCCATCGTCCGCCGCGCGAACCTCAACCGGCGGGCCTGCCCGCGTCTCAATATCCGTCATTGCGTGTTGTCTCCTGGCATTGCTGCCGTCCCGGTATCTACCGGCTGTGAACCCAGCGGGACCGTCGCCCCTTGGATCATCAAATCGTCGCCATTGTTAAGCGCGGGCAAGTTCTCCAGCGCGCGGGCTTCATTCGGCGTACGGATGCCATTCTGCACCGCCTGCGCCAGACCATTCATGCGGGTTGCGAAATCACCCCGCAGCAAGCCGTCAAGGTTATGTTCAACGTAGCGCCCACCATTGCGCTGGCCGAACAGTTTGAGATTCATTTCCTCTTCTAGCGCCTGCGCCCATTGGCCGACCAGATGCTTGACCAGCTGCAAGTCCTGCTGTTCAGCATTCGAGAACGTCGCGTGGCTCAAGTCCTGTAGAAACGCGGGCGGCATATTGAAAATACGCGCGATTTCCTCAGTCTGATAGCGGCGGGCCTCAACCATCTGGCCCTTGTCAGGATCAAATCCAACCGGCTTCAGTTCATAGCCCGGCGGCATCGGGAAAATAGGCTTGTCGCTTGTTTTGGCCGTGTCGATTGCCCGCGCAATGTCTGCCATTGCCCGCTTCATGGCATCGGGACCAACTGGAAGCGGGCCAGACATTGACAGCGGAGGAACGCCGCCACCGGCAAAGAACTTCGAGCCATAGTCATTCATGGCAAGCGCAAGCTGGATGGCCCGCGCGCCCTGAACGATTGGCCCGTAATGGTTCAGGCCATCGGCCCTAAGCATAAAGGGAACGTCGATGATTTCCGACGCCGGGTAAACCTTTTCACTAACCCGGTAGGTCGTGCGCCCGCCTGTTTCGCGCAGAATTTGCACAAACGCCGGGTTAATTGGCCACAGCCCCACAATATTCGAGCCGGAGCGCTCAATCCAAAGCAGGCCGCGCCCATGCGTAAACACTTGCTGCCAGAAATGCTGGCGCAACTTGAATGCAGTCCACTCGGGATTCGGTGCCTCATGGACCAGTGTTTCAAGCCCGCCGTTAATTTTCGCCGGGCCAGCGTCCGCCTTGCGGTATGCGTGCAGGGGCAGGGCCGCCAGGGTCCGCGACAGGAACGATACCGCCGCCCATACGGCGGGAACCTGTAGGGCCGTCTCAATCGTTACGGAGGGCAGGTTGACACCGCCCGTTCCGACAAATTGAAGCCAATCAATGTTAGGCCGCTCAATGCCGGGAACCGATGTAATCATCCGCTCCTCTTTCGGCAATTCGGGCCAGCCGAAAAACTCTGCAATCTTGCCCATTATGCCGCTACCAGCTTGAAGCTAGGATCATCCCAAGGGGAGACGGGGGCCGCTTCCTGCGCCATTGCCTCAACCCCTTCCGCCATTGCCAAAGCAACCATGCCGTCAATGCGGCCCGTTGCCTTTGCCTTGTCCAATTTCCGATTGCCTGCCGGATCACAGACAGACACTGCATTAGCAGCACACATGGCCAAGGCTGGGTGCCCGCCGTGCAAAACACATTCCTTCAGGAGATCGGCCTCCAGCGCATCGAGCGCGGGTGACATATCCTTGAACCCTTGGCCGTGCGGCTCCAGCGGGAGCGTCACCCCAGCCGTATCCAAAGCCATCTGCATTCGATCCATGCGCCAGCGGTCGAAGCCAATCCGAACGATGTTCAGCCCGGCGCAAATCTCGCCAATGTCCTTTGCCACATGGGCATAATCAATCACGCGGCCCGGCGTCGTCTTTACAAAGCCCTCGCGCACCCAAACGTCATACGGGGCACGGTCGCGCCTAGCCGCCTCCTGCACGCTGTCGTGCGGCATCCAGAAATAGGGCCGAACGTGTAAGACCCCATCCTTGCGGCAGGTCAGCACAAGCGCGGTCAAGTCAGTCGTGGCGGAAAGATCAAGCCCGCCGTAAACATACCCGTCAAAGTCACCGGGTGCGCCGTTGCCAGCCTTCCACACACCCGGCGACACGAAAGCCGCCACCATGTTAACCCGCTGGTTCAACGTCAGGACACGAAACGTATTCTCGTTCGCAGGCATTCGCGCCGCTTGCGCCGCCTGTTCCTCAACGTCACGAAGCGAGCGAAACAGCCCAAGCGCCGGATTTGCCTTTGCCCACGCTTCCCGGTCATCTAGCGCGCAACCATCGGGGGCCGTATATACATGACTTACAATCGCCGGGTCGCCAGAGCGTTCCGCATCGTCAAGCCAGATCGAAAACAAGTCCGCGTCGGTTGGTGCCTGCGTCGAGATGGCTACCAGTAATGGCTTTTCGTGTGCGCCCTGTGCGGTCGTTATCGCGTCAATGAAATCGTCTTGCGGGCCTTTAACCTGCCCCACCTCATCCAAGATTGCCAGCACCGGGCTAAGGCCGTGCGCCGTAGTTCCCTCCGCCGCGAGTGCCTTGTATTCGGTATTCATCGTCAAGCCGATCAGCCGCTTGCCTGATGGCACGATGCGGATGATCTTTGACAGCTCCGGCGACAACTGTACCATCTTGGCAGCAAGGTTGAAAACCAATGCAGCCTGATCGCGGGACCGCGCCCCCGAAACTATCTGCGCATTCAATACCGCCTCAGGCCCGACCAGGTGGGCGAGCAGGATACATGCAATCAATGCCGACTTGCCGTTCTTTCGCGCGATGGCGAGATACGCCCGACGCGTTCCAGTTGGATTATCGTAGATCGCAAGAATGAACTTGCGTTGGAATTCAGCCAGGACAATGGGCGATCCGACATGCGCCCCTTCGGGCACTCTACAATAACGAGATATAAATTCACAGACACGCTCGCCCCGTGTCACTGAAACACCGGCCTCGCAATGAGGTCATCCTCAATACCGCCCGCCTCAATGGCTTTTGCCGCAGCAGATCGCTTGCCCACATCGCGGGCCTCGCCCCCTTGCGCGCGTGCGTGAAGGGATAGGCTACGGCGCATTGATAAAATCCCGCTTTGCGTTGCCTGCACCACCGCCTTGCGAGGATTAACTACTGGCGTACCCCTTTCGGTCGCCATTACTTCACCTTCCGAGCGCAACTGGCGCTGATTACGCTCAAGGTTAGCCATGTCGCGCGCAAGCATCGCGGCAAGCTCAAGCTGATGCTCTGTCCATTCCGAACGTGCAAATTCCGCTATAACGGAGTGCCAAAATGGCCAATCGCAATCATCAAGCGGCACGTGGCTAGGCGGTTGGATTTCTCGCGTAATCCCCACCATTACGCGAACCGCCGAGTCCGCGCTATCAATGCGATTTCTTCGCGTCATGACCACCTCGATTGGAACAAACGCGTACGGAACAAGAACAGAATTTGTGCGGCGCAACACGATCTGGCTATGCCTCGATGGATTTCTGCGTTAGCAAATGATCTGCTT